TCTGCTAAGTACTGAGTGTACTCTGTAACTTTGTTAATGTTTTCAACTAAGTGATTGTTATGAGCTATAACGTCTTGCACCTGTTCTTCAACAGTTTTACTAGCCGACTCATTAACATCGGTTTTGACTGCATCTATAGAGTCCTTAAGAGACTTAATTTCTTCGGCCAAATACTCCGTATACTTATTGAAGTCATTTGCGTTTACAAATTCTTCCATTTTTTCTATATTATTTTGATTTGAGTTTGTTTCTAATACATGCGGGGTTGTGACGTCGTATATAAATAAGTTGTCGTCGTTAGAGAAGCCATATGACTCATTTACTCTTGAGAGTTCAGCGTTCTCAAACCCAGGATCTGCTACTAAATCATAAGTGAATAGTTGCTTGATCTTAACTTTACCACTAGATTCTACAGTTCCGGCTGCCCTAGATGAGATTTGTAAAGGTACACCGGCGTCGACCAATGCCTTAGCTTGTCTACCAGCATCGGTATCTAGTAGTCTAATTCTACCCTTTACTTGTTTACTATCTTTATCATAAAAAAGATCCTCAATGACATGTGAAACATTTTTTAAAGAAATGTCAAACTGTTGAGGATGATCAAGTTCACCTAGTAACTTAGATGACTTTATTTTGCTCTGAAGTGCTTCAATTTGTGGGACGTATTCTCCTTCAGTATAAATACGGTTATTTTTATTTTTAGAGTCAATTTCTCCAAAAATACCCTCAAGCACATAGTCTTTGCCTTCTCCTGCAATCTCTAGACTGCCCGATGAACGCTCAACTATTAATAAATTTTTTAAATCTGCCATTATATGGGTCTATTTTTGATTATATGATTATATATATCTGTTGTTTTTGTTGTAAAAATCACAAGAACGTATTAAATGCCTAATCCTCCTAGATCATCTCCTCCCTCTTCCTCTTTTTCTTCCTCTTTATCATCTTCAGCCTGTTCTTTTCCGTATTCGTTAAATGCCCTTTTAATAGAAGACATTGCCTCTATTGAAAAAGATCCCTCTCCATACTTATCGTAAAAATATTGTTCTATTTCTTTTTCAGTATCTGAAGATATAATAGCTCCTAATATTTCCTGGGCTGATATCTTTTTGCCCTTTACAGTAATAACTGAATCGACCTCAACTTTAGATTCATCTCCTGCTAAAACAGAATCTTTTTCTCCTAAAAATTGTTCGAAAAGTTTTAAGTATTTCATATTATTGGTTTGTTTTTATATTAGAAGCCCAACCCATCATCAGGAACTGGAGCCTCAGCTGCTTGTTTTTTAGATTTAGCTTTAGAAGACTCATTAGCTGCAATATCGTCTGGTGTAAGATTAAGATATCTCTTAACCAAGAAGTCCATATCAAAGAAGTATTCTTCTTCCATTGTTTCAGCATTAGTAGTCATCAGAGAGTCTCTCATACTACCAATAAAGTCAAGTCTACGTTCCATGATCTCCATGTTCTTTAATTCTGCAAATGCATTATCTTCGTTAAATTTCATAGCCACCTGAGTCTTAAACTGAGGATCGTCTGCAAATTCTGGATACTTTAAGCACATCTGAATATAGAGAGGCTTAACTAATATCTCTTGAAAGACTGAGCGAAGTCTATTAATAAACTTACTAAATTTAATTTCATCTCTTATCATACCATCGGCTGCTAAGTTAAAGTCTCCCCCTCCATCTTCATATAAGAATCTAGAGTAAGGTATTTTAGAAACGTGCTTTAATTTATCAGAGAAATACTTAAGAGCCTCAGTGTCCGATAAATCCGGTCCTTCGCCGCCTAATGTTTCAATTTCAGGACTATCTCCATCTTTAGAAGGTAACCAATACTCTTTATTAAACTGAAGCATAGGTTTGCCGTCAGTTGCAAGAGTTCCTGATTCCCAATCAAAATCAACGGTCTCTTTATATGAATTCATAAGTTGAGCTAATGATTGCTTTGCTCTTGTTTTAGATTTACCACCGACTGGTATAATAAACTTCATTCTAAATGAAGCATTTGTGACTGCCCAGATAACACGAGTATGTTCCATTATTCTCAATAAGTTAAACGATCGTATTAAACGTTCAACATATGATACTCTAGAAGTTGTGGTAATTGACGAATAAGATAAGTATACGATTTGTGAATCGTATAATTTTCTTTCTTTTACTGGATCATCTTTAAACTGAACCCAAACTTTCTTACCATCGTCGTTGTTATATCCAGGTACTAGAGTAGTTGGATCAATTTCTTTAAATCCTATAATCTCAGTTTGGTCTGGATTGAATACTATTTCAAATGCTAAATACCCATCAATCAAAAACTTTCTATAAAAATACCAAGCCGATTGGTCTTGATTAAACCCGAAATAGTGGTAAATTTGATTAAAGTATCTAACTAAGTCTTTTTCAACTTGATCAGATACATCCATGCCTAAAATTTCAGGCCTAGCAAAAAAGTTCTTTTCATCATAGACAATAGTCTCGTCGCATAAAATATCTAAAATATCTTCTACTTCATCATGCAAAGAAAAAGCTCTTAACTCTTCTCTTTTAGCTAGGTAGTCTTGATCAAAGAATGGAATATTCTTACGCAGTTGCATGTCTGTCATAGACATTGCTGCAAATGCTCCATATATGTCGTCGTTGTCAACTCCCATTGGATTCATCTCACCATAACCAAAAAGGTCTTCCATAGGACCTATTGCTTGAGATTGGCGAATAACTAAGTCATCGTATCTCATACCAAAGGACGACAATGTTTTTAGAGAGTCTCGCAATCTAAAAGGTCGTTTTCCCGTGCTTAACGGGCCGTTTCTGTCTGTAAATCCTGCCATTTGACAATATTATTGTATTACTTTATATATTCTTGTTTTTTAAGTGGTTTCTAAATCTCCACTTTATAGATCCAATTGAAGCTCCGTTTATGTCTATGAAATCACAAAGAGCCATTTCTGGCCAGTTCTCATAAGCCACTGTGGCTTGATTTGATTTCCTATTCGGTATATATTGCCTTATTGCAAAATCAAAGCCAAACCTATCTAAAAATGATTTAGCACCTGCATATGTTAAAGACACATATCCTTGTGCAGCTGCATTACCAGCTTTACTGCCCATCGTCTGGCCCTTTATAGAACCCTGTAAGCGGTCGTAAATGAAATCTAATAGTTCTTCTTTAACGTTAACTGGTAATAGGTTTAGGTTTATCCCTAAGTCGTTAGACTCATTAGAATCTAATGCAAGGACTACTGGATTCATATCCCACCACTCTAATTTGTCTTTATATTTAGGATCATTATATCTAAATACGTATATTTTACCAGGTAAAAAACGTGAAGTAGTTTTAGCTACTGATTTTTCATTTATTTTTTTCTTAGAGTTTTCAAACCAGTTTTCAGCCTGCTTCATGGCTAGCTTTTTACTGCCAGCATCTTTGCTTAATTGTTTTATAGTTTTTTTAATATAACCCATTATTTCATACTATTTTCAGTAAGTACTATAAACCTCCATCCTCTTTCATCAGCCCACCTTTTAGCATATGCATATTTATCTCTATTTTTTATATACTGCTCTGCTAAAAACTTATACGATTTAAGAGCCTTCTTGGAGTTCTTTTTTGGAGGCTCAGGTTTTTTAATCTGTGCCTCGGGTTTTATTTCAACTAAAAAGTCTTCATAAGTATCACCCTTTTTGACTCTCATAAAAAAGTCAGGGTAATACTTACGTTCTTTATTATCTAAACTAGACCAGTATTTTATTTCTACTGGTTCACTAGACCATGCCAAGACCTCATCTTTAACATCACACATGATCATAAACTTTCTTTCCCAAGAAGATCTATAGATAATAGGAGATGGTCCTTTATATTTTTCTGGATTCTTTGGGTTAAAATACCCTTGTATAAATCCAGAGTTTTTATTAGGCTTGACATTTTTAATAGACATCAAATATTGAATAACCCTCCCTCACCGTCTGCAGAATTAGATCTGTCGATAGAAAGAGTGTCTTTATATTTCTGAGGGTGGATTTTATTCCAGCCTTTAGCGTAGCCTCGCTTAGCTATTTCTGTAAAGTAAGCGAATGCGTTAGGGTATATGGGATTGAAATTTCTCCAGTACTTTAAAAGGTCTAAGATAGCAAACTGAAGACAATCCTGTCTATCATCTTCGTTTAGATAGTTTAGCTTTCTAATCGCCCTTTCTGCAATCATAACTAACATCTTTTCTGCCTTAGGTGTTAACTTCTCTTGTTCTTTTGATTTTACAATCTCATCATATAAATCCCTATTATTTAAGTAATTCTTTTTTCTAGGCACTTTATTGTTG